ATTGGACTATTACTATTATATTTGGGCACGCGCACAAAAAGAGGCGGCGCCCACCCACTTAAGGAAGAAAATCCAAAATGAAAATCTCTAGATCCAAATTAATCCAAATGATTAAAGAAGAGATGATCAATGAAGATGATGAATGGGTTGATGTAAGCAAACTCAAATCCCAAGCAGAACATGGGCCCTATGCGGAAGATGAATTTAAGAAAGACATGTCGACTACACTCAGTAGAGTTGTTTCCGATGAATTATCGTTTGAAGAAGCGATGAACGAGTTTAATGGCTTTTTGGACAAGTATAAGCCATCCGAAGATCCTTGGGATGAGCACCCCGATCCGGAAGCGTTTAGCTTTGACGAAGATGAACTTTATTCCGGGCCCGAAACTCCCGAAGGACGTGTGCCTGGGCCGCCAGAAGAAGAAGAAACGATTGAGATTTCCGAAGAAAAGAGAGCACAGAAGTACAAACCCGGTCAACGCGTAAAAAATCCCGATGAACCGGAATGAGGCGTGGGTACCGTGAGCGCAGTCGGACCAGGCAAAGAAGGAACCGTTTCTGTTAGGTGGTCTGATGGAAAGAAGAGACATCCACATCATCGGTGGGTACTAAAACCTGCAAAATGACTAATGAGCTTTCAATTATCAAAAAAGGAAAAAGTAAAAGAAATATTAAAGTGCGGTAAAGACCCATCCTACTTTTTAACAACGTATGCCCGTATATCTCACCCGATGCACGGGTTGATTTTATTTGATACGTATGATTTTCAGGATGATCTTCTTAAAAACTTTAATGACTATCGCTTTAATGTTATTTTAAAAGCACGGCAGCTTGGTATTTCTACCATTACTGCTGGATATATCGTATGGATGATGTTATTCCACCGCGATAAGGCCATTCTTGTAATGGCAACAAAGTTTGCAACCGCAGGAAACTTGGTAAAGAAAGTAAAAGGTATCATGAGAAACATTCCTGATTGGTTAAAAATCGCCACTATCGATGTGGACAACAGAACTTCTTTTGAACTTTCTAATGGATCTTCAATTAAAGCGGCTTCAACCTCTGGCGATGCTGGTCGTTCGGAAGCCTTGTCTTTATTGGTATTAGACGAGGCCGCACACATTGAGAACCTTGAAGAATTGTGGACAGGTCTGTATCCCACATTATCAACTGGTGGTCGATGTGTTGCGCTGTCAACTCCAAATGGAGTGGGAAATTGGTTTCATAAGACTTGCTCCGACGCAGACGCAGGAACCAACAATTTTAATTTAACTACTCTCATGTGGGATGTGCATCCTGATCGAGATGAAGAGTGGTACAAAAAAGAAACAAAGAATATGTCCAAAAGACAGATAGCCCAAGAGCTTCAATGCAACTTCAATACATCAGGCGAAACTGTCATTGACCCCGATTGTATGGAGTGGCTCTTTACTCAAATTAAAGAACCCAAATACCGTACAGGATTTGATCGTAATTTTTGGATATGGGAAGAGCATGACCCCACGTGTAATTATTTAATGGTAGTAGATGTAGCACGCGGTGATGCTGCAGACTATTCTACTTTTCATATTTTTAAATTAGAAACATTAGAGATCGTAGGAGAATATCAAGGAAAGCCAACGCCAGACATGTATGCCAATATGCTTAATCAAGTAGGTAGAGAATATGGCGGGTGTATGATTGTGGTTGAGAATAATAATATTGGTTACACGGTTTTAGATAAACTAATTGAATACCAATATCCTAACATTTATTATTCAATTAAATCTACGCATGAATATATTGAACAACATCAAGCCGAAGTAAGAAATAGCGCCGTGCCCGGTTTTACTACATCTATGAAGACTCGCCCCCTTATCGTAGCGAAATTAGAGGAGTTTATCAGAAATAAACTAATTAAGATATATTCCTCTCGGACAGTTAACGAGATGAAAACATTTATTTGGAAGAATGGTAAACCACAAGCAATGAAAAGTTATCATGACGATTTAATTATGGCCCTCGCAATTGGGTGTTGGGTACGAGATACAGCGTTACAAGCAAATGCACGCGATCTCAATTATCAAAAAGCATTTTTAGGTGCCATTATCACAAGCAAGACAACCTTTAATACTAAAATAAGTGGCCAAAGCGGCTACAAAAAAGATAATGTTTTTGATAAAATGAGTGAAGCCAAAGAAATGTATGATCAATTTAGCTGGATTATAAAGTGAGAAATTAAATGCCCCCTAATAAAACAAATGTAAACCCCGATTCAAATTTGTTTAAAATGTTAACGAGACTTTTTTCGGGCCCGATTGTTAATTACCGTTCTCAATCAGGTCGAAGAATTCGAAGACAACATCTAGATAAGTTTTCGTCTCGATTTAAATCTGCGTCCGGACAACAGTTTAAGAAAGCGGTTTATAATCCGCTGGACACAATCGCGACGAATGCAATCGCAAACCAACGCAGAACTGAACGATATGTAGATTTTGATCAGATGGAATACACCCCGGAGATTGCTTCGACCTTAGATATTTATGCGGACGAGATGACGACTTATTCTAATCTCAGCCCCATGTTAAACATCAAATGCCCTAACGAAGAAATTCGAGCAGTGCTTACCGCTCTCTTTGATCAAGTGATAAATCTCCAATATAATCTTTTTGGTTGGGCCCGCACGATGTCCAAATATGGAGACTTCTTTTTGTATTTGGATATTGACGAAACATTTGGCGTCAAATCCGTGATAGCTTTGCCTCCCGCAGAGATTGAGAGACTAGAAGGAAAAGATGCCACAAACCCCAACTATCTACAATACCAATGGAACTCTGCTGGAATGACTTTTGAAAATTGGCAGGTATGTCATTTTCGTATTTTGGGCAATGACAAGTACGCTCCTTATGGTTCTTCTATTTTGGAACCTGCACGACGCATCTGGCGCCAATTGGTGCTGATGGAAGATGCGATGATGGCTTATCGCATTGTACGTTCTTCTGAACGACGAGTATTTAAGATTGATGTAGGCTCTATTCCACCACAAGAAGTGGAACAATACATGCAAAAGATTGTAACGCAACTTAAACGACACCAAGTAATCGATCCTGATACCGGTCGTGTTGACTTGCGGTATAACCCAATGAGCATCGAGGAAGACTATTTCATTCCAGTTCGTGCTGGTTCAGTGACAGACATTCAATCATTAGCCGGCGCACAAAATATTACAGCTATCGATGATATCAAATATCTTCGCGATAAATTGTTCTCTGCTTTAAAGATTCCTCACTCTTATCTCACACATGGCGAAGGCGCCGAAGAAGATAAGACAACGTTGGCCCAAAAAGACATTCGTTTTGCCAGAACTATTCAAAGATTACAACGTGTTATTGTTGCCGAGCTTACGAAAATTGGTATCATCCATCTTTATACATTAGGGTTTAGAGGAGATGATCTCTTAAACTTCTCATTGTCGCTGAACAATCCCTCAAAGATTGCAGAACTTCAAGAGATGGAACACTGGAAGCAGAAGTTTGATATTGCTGCGTCTGCCACCGAAGGTTATTTCTCACGACGGTGGGTTACCGACCACATCTTTGGCATGTCTCATGAGCAGTTCATGCGTAATCAACGAGAGATGTATTATGATCGCAAACACGATGCGGCACTTCAGGCAGTCGCCGAAGCTGCTGCAGCAGAAGGTGCTGCCAGCGCCGGAATGGATATGGGAGGAGGCGACCTAGGCGGCGATCTAGGCGGCGATCTAGGGGGTGATCTAGGCGCGCCCGAAGAAATGCCAGCAGCAGAAGCCGGCGCTGAAGCGCCCGCAGCCGAAGAATCACCCCTTCTCGCAGTTCCACCTGGTTCGCGTAAAGCGCCCCGTTTACATCAAGGGCCTAATAGTAATAGTTCTAAGATTTATCACCCTAAAAAGGTGGATCGACGTGATAGTGGGGCGCGCCTGCGTTCTACACGTTCTCAATATGCGTCAGAAAAAGGAAGTTCGACCATGCGTAATATCCTGCCGGGATATGCAGATGGTCTTAAATCGCTTGGGAAGGGATTTGTTCCCCAGGCCGAAGGTGTTTATGAGCAAGAAGAATCTATTTATAATTTGAGTGAACAAACAGAAGAGGCAAAATTGTTTCAATTAAATGATTCGATTCGTAATTTATTAGAAAGTTTAGAGAACACTAACGAGGTTTTAACGGAGCACCAAGATGAGAATTAAACACAATAAGAAAAGAAATACTGCTTTTGTTTATGAGGCCCTGATTAAGGAGGCGACTCTCGCTATCTTAAAGAAAGATATAGATAGAAAGAACAAAGCGGTGAAATTACTTAAACTTCATTTTAAAATAGGAAGTGAACTTAAAAAAGATTTGGACTGTTATCGCTCTTTGTGCGAAGGACAAAATCTAGATCGCCTTACATTGGAAAAAATCCTTAAAGAATCAAAATTACAGCGACGGCTTTTAGACCCCACTGGTTTGTTTAAAGCCCAAACGGCCCTCATCAAAGATGTTAATAAAGAGCTATCGCCCACAGTTTTTAATAATTTTGTTCCCAATTATAAAACCCTCGCGACTATTGCACAAATATTTTCAGATAAGATTTCGCCCAAGAATCGTGTAATTTTAGAGAATGAAATTATTATTAACATGCTTACCTCCAAAGAAGAAGAATTAGAACCGCCAATAGATGATATAGTTTATCGTACATTTGCTAAGAAATTTAATAATAAATACGAAGCTGCACTTTTAGAAGAGCAAAAGCAATTATTAAATTATTATGTGTCTTCATTTGCTGATAACTCTGTAGAGCTTAAACTTTTTTTGAATGAAGAGATAAAGCGTTTAATTAGCGAGCTTCAAAAAGCTAATAAGATTGACGAGATTGAAGCGGATGAGGAGATGAGGGATAAGACTCAAAGAATTGTTCAAAAACTCAAATCTTATTCTCGTTCTACTATTACGGAAGATGTGTTGCTTACCGTCATGAGAACCCAACAACTTGTAAAGGAAATATATAACGATGCCGATCACGGTTAGAATAGGCTCCGATGCCCATCAGGCATCTGTTACATTAGAGCTTGACATGCGAAAAAGTATGAATGGAGATCTTATGATTTTTGATCATGGGGATGTGGATATCGTCTTATCTACAAAAAAGAATAAGGTGGTGGTTTTTCCTAAGAATCATTTAGATGATTTAACTTACGGTGCTCAAAATCGTTTGTTTGCTCATCTACAGAAGCGCGGCCTAATCATTCCTGAATCGATTCAAGCAGGCGCCTTTTATGGCTCCATGGAGGCTCTTATGGAGACTGCCTCTAATGACAAACTCGATACCGCTAAAATGACATTGATTAATATTTCTACTTTTATCGATGAAGAGCGCCCCTACTTCGAGGCCACTGAGGCCATTATTGCCATGGATGATGACGCCCTTCTCCATCCGGATAATGAAGACTCTACAAAACTTGGTGAAGTACCACAAAAGGTGGATCAAGGCTCCATCTACCCAGGAATGATAAGAGATCCTTATTCATTGAGTATGTTGTATACCCTATAGGAGTGTTCTTGTGTCCGAGATGAAACTGATAATGGAGGGGTGGAGAGGCTATCTCGTTGAAGATATAGTTGGAAAGCCCCTTTTCGAAGACTACGAATATATTACTGGGGTTTTAGGTGTTCGCTTACCCCTTAACGAATCTGGTGATATTGCCCCATTAACCGAAGAATTAAAACAACAGATTCTCCAAGAACAAATGTTGTTTGAAGCATTTTGGGATGGGGCCGTTGAAAAAGTAAAAACGGTAGCTGGTCAAGTCGCCGGTAAATTTATTGATGCTGTTGAAGGTGTAAAACAATTTGGTAAAGACGGATGGATTATAATTCAACAACTATATCGTGTTTCTTCAGATCCAAGCTTGATTCAGCCGTTTTCAGAAACTCTTTGGACCCAGGCAATAAACAATATTAAAGAAAAAGTTACTTCCGTGTTACAGCAATTAATAGGCTATTTTTCTGAATGGAGCATGCCTTCACTTAGTGATATAACAACTAAGGCGGTAGATATCATTAGCAAATTATTTGACACTCTTCTCAAATTGGAGGGATGGAAAAAGGCTGTTGGATTTGCCGGAATGGCAATTGGGATGGCGTGGCTTTGGGATAAAGTTAAAGACTTCGTTGAACCGTATTTGGAGTGGGTTGAAAAGATTAAAGGCGCCCTTGATGATGCTAAAACTCAGATTGTGGAAGAATTTAAAGCATGGGTTCAAGATACTGTTAAGGCAGAACTTATTGGATTTATACAGGGCCAGTTTGGAAGCATTATAGATAAATTGATTTCGGTAACTAGTGGCATTAAGCCATGGTGGGATGCTGCAGTTAAAGCGGTGGGAACTGCTGAATTAGTCGTTAGAGCTTTGGGGCCGTCAATGAAACAGTTTGCAACAGTAACAACAGGTTAGAACAATATGGAACTATTATATTTTATACTTTGCGCCTACGGCCTCACACAAATTGTTGTTTACGGCAAACTTTTTGAGAGAATAAGGCCTAAGAAAGGAAAATCAGGTGAATTAGCCAATTGTCCCATGTGCATGGGTTTTCATGTT